CAGATGAGGAAGTAGATAAAAAAAAAGCGGAAGCGTGAATACTCAACCAATACAATGGTCTGACTTCTATAAGATTTGTGTTGGTATGATGAATATGCGACCTGACGATTTTTGGAACATATCTCCTCGTGAAATGTATTTAGCTTTAAAAGGCTTTAAACAATTTAATGGTTCTACAGAAGAAGAAGCACCTATGGATTCTGCAAGGTTAGAAGAAATGATGGAGTTATATCCTGATGGCTAACCCTATTGATAAGTTAATAATTCAAATAGAAGCTGACACTAAACAGCTTAAAAAAGAATTAAAACAAATAGAAGGTAAGATTAAGACTACAGGTGCTGCTGGTGGTGCTGCTTTCGGAGGTATGGCAGGTGGCTTATCAAAAGTTAAAGCAGGTGCCATCGCATCTGTAGCAGCTTTTGCAACTATGGGTGTTGCTTTAGGTAAAGTTGCACAAATTGGTTCACAAGTTGAAGATTTAAAAGATTCATTAGACCAAGTTTTTGGAAGCATGGAAGCAGGTGATGCTGCTATGAAAAGAGTTTTTGATTTTGCACAAAAAACACCTTTTCAAATAGAAACAGCAACAAAAGCATTTATTTCTCTTAAATCAGCAGGTATTGAACCAAATGATAGAATGCTTCAAACTTTTGCAGATACAGCATCAACATCAGTTGATCAGTTAGGTGTTTTTGAAGCATTAATAAGAACAGTACAAAGGTCAGCTTCAGGTGGTCTTGGATTAGAAGAACTCAATATGGTTATGGACAGAGGTATTGATGTTCTTGGTATTTTAAATAAAGAATTAGGTTTATCTAAAGATGAAATCGCTAAATTTGGTGCTACAGCAGAAGGTGCTAAGTTAATTACAGATGCATTAGTTAATGGATTAGAAAGACAGTTTGGTGGTGCAATGGCTGCTAAAATGGATAATTTATCTACAAAAACCTCTAATATGACGATTGCTTTTAAACAACTGGCAGACGATTTGTTTAAAACAGGTCTTGGTGATTTTCTTGGAAGAATGGCAGACAGACTCACACAGATGGCTAATGCAATCACAGCAGCATCGGCAGCATCAAGAGGTGAGGGTGTTGGTATAACTATGGGTACTGACCCTATGGAAAATATTAGAAGACTTGAAGCTGAAAAAGCAAGAGTAAGTAAAAATATAATTGCTGCTCAGATTGACCCTAACACAGGTCAAGTTATGGCTGATGCAAAATTCCCTGAACAAGCTGCAAAAATGATTGATGTATTTAAAGAGGAATTAAAAGTTATACAAAATATAAACGCTGAACTAGATAAACAAGCAGATATTTTATTTGATGAAGATTTATTTCAAACAGCAAAAGAAAAAAAAAGAAATTGATAAACAAGATTTAATGAGAAAAGGTGAGTTAAGAAATGCCTACACTTTCCTAGCTAATGAGATTGTTAAATTAAAAGGCAATGAAGATGAATTAGCTTTTGCATCAAAAAATTTAGGAGAAATATTTAAAGAAAATGAATTAGCTTTTGCACAAATGGGAATAACTACACTACCACAACTTGAAGTAGCTATGTCAAAAATAAAAGATTCAAGCGTAGATTTAGAAAATACAATGAGTGATGCTTTAGCACAAATATTAGAAAACGCTTCAGATACATTTGCTAACGATTTTATAAATTCATTACAAGAAGGTGAGAATGCTTTAGTTTCATTTAGAAATTTGGTAGGGGATATGATTCAACAAGTAATAGCTGAGTTCTTAAAAATGCAAGTTATAAAACCATTAATGAACGCTTTGTTTACTGCTGTTGGTTTACCAACATTACCAGCAAAAGCAGGTGGTGGAACAATACAAGGTGGTAGAGCCACATTAGTAGGTGAACGTGGTCCTGAAATATTTGTACCTAATACTGGTGGTACTATTATGAATAACATGAACAGCAAAAATGCTATGGGTGGTGGAACACCAATTAATATATATCAAAATCTTAACTTTGCTACTGGTGTTGTTCCAACAGTAAGAGCAGAAGTAACCAAGATGATGCCACAAATAGCAGATGTCACAAAAGCAGCTGTACAAGAATCAGCAATGAGAGGTGGTACATTTAGAAGGAGTTTAGTAGGTGGCTAAAATAGTAACAATGCCAAGCACCCCTAATTTTATTAGGAGTAATTTTGTTTTAAGACGTGCTGTGGGTAGCATCGCTTCACCTTATACAGGTAAAGTAAGAACACAAGAATATGATGGTGTATTTTGGGAATCTACAGTATCACTACCACCTATGCGTAGAGATGTTGCTAAAAATTGGCAATCGTTTCTTTTAGAACTTAATGGACCAGTAAATCATTTTAAATTTGCAGACCCTGATGCTTTAACCAATCTAGGTACATATAATGCTGACGATCTCAAAGCAAAAAATAGAGTTAACGAAACAAGTATAGAGTTAGATTTTTCTGCAACTACACAAACAATCACTGCACCATCTAACACAACACCTTTTTCTAATGCTGTAGTGGGAGATTTTATTGTTGTCACTGGTTCAGCTAATCCTGAAAATAATGGAACACACAAAATAACCACAATTACTAATGCATATACAGTAGTTGTAGAATCTGAATCAGGTGGTTTAGTTACTGAAGCTGATAAAACAGGTTGTAAAATACAGTCAAATCGCAAAGGTGCAACTGGACTAAATTTAGCATCAAGCACAAACAGTGCAACAGGCACAATATTGAAAGGTGATTATCTACAAATAACATCAAGTTCTACAGCAGGTGCTAATCCAGTTCAATACGTTATGGTTACACAAGATGCAACTTTAAATGTCATAAGTGGTGCTGATACATATGGTGTAAAGATACAACCAAAATTAAGAACAGCTATCACTGCTAATCATTTAATTAGATTTGCTACCCCAAAAGGATTGTTTAGATTGACAAGTAATGACATTGATTGGGATGCTGACAACATATCTAACTATGGCATATCTTTTTCATGTATTGAGGTAGTTTAAATGTCTAATAGAGGTGGCATTGATAGTTCAATAACAAGCTACCTAGAAGCAGACCATCAAATATTATTCTTAGCAGTCAAAGCTGAATTTGATACAGATACTATTAGACTTTGGTCAGGTGATTACAGCTTAACGATAAATGGAGAAACTTATTTAGGTGTTGGTACTTTATTATCTATATCAAATATAGAAGATACCCTAGAATTAAAATCAAGTGGTTTATCTGTTGCTTTAGCAGGTATGGATGCAACTGTTCTTGACTTATCACTTACAGAAAATTATCAAAATAGATTTATTACTGTTTTCTTAGGTTATCTTTCAGGGGGAACAGACACTACTGTAGGCACTATGACTTTATTTAAAGGTCGTATGCAATCAATGGTTATAAATGATGACCCTAATGGTTCTACAATTACTGTAGATGCTGAAAATAGATTAATAGATCTACAAAGACCATCAAACCTAAGATACACAAAAGAATCACAACAATTTATTGATTCTAGTGATACTTGTTTTAACAGAGTGCAGTCTTTACAAGATAAAGAAATTATATGGGGGAGATCATCTTCTAACACTGGCGGTGGCGGTGGTGGTGGCGGTGGTTGCTTTGTTGCAGGTACACAAATTCTTATGGGTGATGGCACAAATAAAAATATTGAAGATATAAAAATTCTTGATGAAATTATGTCGTATGACATTTCTAATAATCTACTAGTAAAATCAAGCGTACAAAAATTGCACAAAACATCTAATAAACAAACTTATATCATTAACTATAAAGATAATTCATTACATACAACGCAGTGTCACCCTTTGTATTGCATTGAAAAAGGTTGGGTAAGCATAAACCCATCAGCAACAAAAGAATTGCATGGGCTTCATGTAGAAAAATTAGAAGTTGGTGATAAATTATTTGATAAAAATGCAGATTATTTAGAAATAACAAGCATAGAAATTATAGATAATGAAATAGACATACCTACTTATAATTTAATTGAAATATACAAACACAATAATTATTTTGCCAATGATGTATTAGTTCATAATAAAAAAGATACTGGCGGTATAACTAGACAGGAAATAAGATGATAAAAACTAAAGATTGGAGTATAGATTTAGATGAGTTCTTAGCAAAAAATAGATTTAAACCTTTTAAATGGGGTTCATGGGATTGTTGTAAGTTTTCTAATGCTTGTATAAAAGCTATGACAGGCGAGGATTTAATACCTGAAGAACTTGCATGGAAAAATGAAGAAGAAGCTATGAGATCAATAAAAGAATATGGCAAAACTCTTTCTAAAAGTATTGAAAAGGCTTGTAAAGCAAAAGGCGTACAAAAAATAGACAAAGCATTTATGCAAAAAGGTGATTTAGTTGTATATAAAGAAGAATCAGAATTAGTAGGTATATCAGATGGTTTTAAAGTGTTATCACCCTCAGATAAAATGGTGGGTGCAAAACAAGATGTAGATATTATATCTGTTTGGAGAATACCTAATGGCTAAACAATTAGAAAATGCAGCTAAAGCTTTTGTTGGTACTTTATTAATTGCAACAGGTGCAGCTTTTATTTTCCAAGCAGCAGGTCTTACAGCTTTAGGTTCAGCCAGTATGATGGGTGCTTTTATAGGTGGTGTAAAAGTTTTATCATTAGCAGCACTTTCAGCTGTTTCCACTTTAGTTGGTGGATTAATGTCCAAAGGTAGTGATGCGACAACAGAAAACTTTGGTTCAAAAGTTTCAACAAGGTCAGGTGTTGCACCAAGACAAATAATTTATGGAAAGGCTAGAGTCGGTGGAACAATAACTCATATAGAAACTTCAGGTACAGATAATTATAAGCTATCAATGATTGTTGTTCTTGCAGGACATGAAGTAGAAAGTTTAGAAGAAGTATTAGTAAATGATACAAGTTTAACAACGACAGTAAGTGGTGGTTTTAATTATGCTACTAACAGTAGATTTGTTAACAGTGAAAATGAAAATAAATTTGGTGTAGGTGATTCTTTACTAAGATATAGATTTAAAAATGGTACACAAACAGCAGCAGATAGCATTATAACAGGTGCAACTTCTTTAGGTTCTACAGATAAATTTATAGGCATGGCTTATATGCTTATAGAAATGGTGTTTGATTCAGAAGCTTTTGGTGGTGGTATACCACCTTTAGCTTTTGTTTTAAAAGGTAAAAAAGTTTATGACCCTAGAACAGGAAACACAGCTTGGTCAGATAATCCTGCTCTTTGTGTAAGAGACTATATAACTAATACCACTTATGGATTAAAAGCTACTTCCAGTGAAGTGTTGGACACTACAGCTTTAGGTGGTTTTTCAGCAGCAGCTAATACCTGTGATACAGCAGCAGGTGCAATTACAACAGCTACAGTCAATGGTGCTGTATCAAGTTTTACAGTTGTGCAAGTAGATGATGCATCAACAAACACACTTATAGATGTTGGTCAAACAGTTACAGGCACAGGTATCTCAGGTAGTCCTACAGTTGTTAGTAGAAGTGGTAATTTAATCACCTTATCAACAGCTCAAACAATTTCAGATGGCATAACTCTCACCTTTAATGAAGCATTATATAAAGCAAATGGTTTTACTAATATGGGTGCAGATGGAACTGGTGTTATTGAAGGACTACTTAGTTCTTGTGCAGGTAAGTTATCATATATTAATGGTAAGTTTGTAATGTTTGCAGGTGCTTCTGTTACACCTGATATGACAAT